TTGATATTTTTCCCAATAGAGTCTTGATAAAAATTTATTTTTGTTATACGATGGCATAACTCCATGCAAGTATGGTTTTCCATTTTCTGTAAGATAGTCTGGGTGACCTGATGGAAAAACTAATAAATCCCCTGCTTCTGGCTTATATTTTATAAATTTATCACCCATTGCAAAATCAACCTCTCCACCTTCATAGTCATCATTAAAATATATTGTACACGTTATTACAAATTTATATCCTGGCGCAGAACCTGATTCTCTTATATAGTCTGAATGATAGTTCATTCCAATTTTATAGTCATCTGTACTAACATTATATTTACCAATTGTGCCGCCTGTACAGCGCCAAGTTGGTACAATATTTCCATCTTCATTAACAGACGTTGCATTTAAATCTACATCAATACTGTATCTTTTAATATAGTCTTCTGTAACTAAATGAAAGTTTTCCATCATTTCTATAATAAGATTTTTTTCATTTTCTTGTGTTTTCGTTTTAGTTTGTACATTTTTTATATTTCCATACCTATCTGATAAATCAAAATTAGGTATTGGTGGATTTAAATAATCTCCAAAAACAGACCATTTGGTCCAAGGGCTAAAAAGTCTGTCTTCTGTTTCTAATAAGGAGTCTGTTAAAATTTTATAAGATTGTGCAATATCTTTAAAAAGATTCTTATAAACAAGAATATTAGGATATATTTCTATTGCCTTAAGATCTAGATTAGACATTTTGTGGCTTCCGATCTCCAGTATGTTCTACTATTTCCCAAAAAAATGGACAAGTATATCTAATACCATTTTTTATTTCTGTTACTCCATGAATGTATTGCATATCTCCTGGGAAAAAATAAGCAGCACCCTTTTTAGGTTTAAATTTAACTCCTTGATTTGGAAAATATAATTCTCCACCTTCATAATCTTCGTTTAAATAAAATAAACTAGATAGATCATAATTAGGAAAATCATTTGGTAATCCAGCATCTGGACCTTCATGTAGTTCTTTGTCGGCATGAGGATTTTGTAATTGGCCTGGAAGCCACCTAACAATAGTCGTTCCAGTAGGAATAACTTTAACTTTATAAAAATCTTCAACTATTGGCTTTAACCTTTGAAATAATCCTGCAATAACTGGTGCAATTGTAGGATCATTTTTATCTAAAGTTGGAGAAGTTGCTACTCTATCTTTCCAATAATCAGAATCATAAACTACTGTGCCATTTTCATTAACATGTGTTTCTGTTACATCCCATATGGTTATAGACTTGGCAGCCTTTTCTAAAAAATCTATTTCTTCTTGGGTCATAAAGTTTTCTAACTCAACAATCATGTTTTTACTATTTCCAAACCACCCAGAAGGCGTCATTGATGGTTTTCTTTGTACTACCTTATATTCTTCCATGTTTATATTGTATCACTATTCATGTTATTTTTGACTGAAAGTTTTAAGGTTTTTACTTCATGAGAGCCCACACTTTCTCCTTTTTCGTTAACAGCATCTCTATACCAGTCTGTCCATTGTCCAGATTTATTAATTTCTTGTGCTGCTTCACCGTAGGACATGTTTGCTTTTTGTTTTGACCTGTCCTCATCTTTATAGTCAACAAGTTCTATAGTGGTGTTGTTTAAATTTGTTAGAGATATAGGAATAATGGTTGCTATTGGTATTCCTGATTTTATAACTACTCTTTGATTTGCCTTTCGTGCTCTAATGGCTAGTGGTAGTGGATTAGGATAAAACGATGTGCTAATTAAATTAGACATTGTTTCAAAGTCTTCACTAAAATAGTTTACTGGATTAATTGTCCAGATGCTAGTATTACTGTCTGTTCTAAAAACCAAACCAGTGTTTAAACTTATAGAAGATTGACCCCTTCCAGCATAAGAACCTTGGGGGCTAAATATTTTTACATGTTGATCTGTCTGATCATTTATTCCATCCCACTCAAACTCAATATTTTCTGTGCATGTAAGATTCCACCCAATTACATTTGCCTGTGTTACTGGAAAACATCTATATGCATGATTTTCAGATGTAAGGTCCATCCAATCCCTTTTTATTGACATTGGACTAATATTAAAATCACTACCCTGCATCTTTTCTACTAAAATTTTTAGCATTATTCATTATCCCATTTTGGATCATACATGTCTGGTGTATGATATTTTTTGCTGTAGTCTAACATTGTTACAATAGAATATTTTGTTCCAGAGTGAACGGGCATTGCTTGATGTGGATACATAAAATTAGAAGGGAATATATAAAGATCTCCAGCCTTTGGTTTAATATTTAAATTTTGCAATCTAAAATATAACTCTCCGCCATCGTAGTCATCATTAACATATGCAACTAAAGAAACTGTGCAATTATAAGAATACCCATGATCATGATGCTCTTTAAAGTGTTGTTTTGGACCATATTTAATAAAATTAAAAGCCTCCCAATATTTTAATTTCATAATATTGTAATCTCGTCTATAGTCTTCAACGGCTGCTGCCTGAGCATCGTAAACGTCTTGCCAAAGTTCCTGCAGTTTTAATGAATCTTCACTTTTATCTTGTTCTATATCAGTTTTTTTAAATTTAAAATCTACACAATCTCTATAGTCAGGCATTAATTGTTGATATCCTACATATGCTGGCATCCAGTGGTATGCTTTTCCCTCTGATGATAATTCTCCATACCCAGCAACAGAACCTAAAGTGCTTTCAAGCCTATTAATTACATCAAATTCTTTTTTTATTACTCCACGATAACAAGTTATTCCTTGTCCAAGACTTTCTTTTTCTGTCCATGTTTGCATTTTATTCCCCTATTTATAGTCTCTTTTTGTCCATACTTTACTTTTATATACCCCGCCGTCAGGCTGTCTATAAAAACTTGCATTATTTACCAGTTTATCATACATTTCTGATTGATTTAAAATATCAATTTTATGTTGCCAATTTTCTCTTTTAAATGGAAGAATTTGTAGATAAGGAGTTCCTGCAGGCAGGGTTCCTTCCCAACCATCTGCAATAAAAAATGGAAAACTACCTAAAAGATGAACTTTGTCTGAATCTACAATACCAGTAGTGTTTATAAAGGGTAAGTCAAATCTATTCATAGGCGTCATAAATAAAGCGCTATAGCCTTCTGGTAGTTCTACTCCCCAATCTGGCATCCAAGCAAAATGTTCTTTATAAAATCCTTTGGGGTGTTCAAATTGTGGCATTGCTGGCCTTGCACTACAAAAATCTTTAAACTTTATATCATCTACTTTAACATCGATTGTGCCTTTAGAATTTTTAAAAAATGTTAAGTCACATGGAGTTTTAAAAGTATATCCCGTCATAAATGCATCTAAAATTGCTGGACAGGCTTTCCATGTTGGAATTTTTCCATAATCATCTTTGGTTCCTGGTTTTGGAAATGGACAAACTTCTTTTGGCGCTTTATAATATTCTCCATTTGGCATTTTTGCAAATCTATCTGCATCTTTATACCATTCGGGAATTACTTCTTGTGTTGGAACTGGAACAGAAATGCTTTCTTTATTTAACCATGGACGAAATGATCTAAATTTAGCAACTAAAGGCACTATTTGTGTCCTAATTCATTAATATCTGTCATTACTACAACACAGTATTTTACCCCATTTTTCATTGGCAAAGAAGCATGCTCATAGATGTAATTAGATGGACAAAGTAAAATATCTCCTACTTTTGGAGTGTGAGTATAATTATTAAATCTAGGGAATCTAATTTCTCCACCTTCGTAATCATCATTAATATATATTACGGCAGAAACTGTACAATTATATGCTGGTCCGTGGTCAGCGTGAATATTAAAATGCTTTCCCTCTCCCTCATATTTTACAAAATTAAATGCCTCATAATAAATTACATTAATTCCCCAATATCTTGCATAATCATCAACACAAAATTTTAATTTTTGATATATTTCTTCATGTAAATCTATAAGTTCGGCATTATGCTGATCTCTTGGACCTAAATTTTCTTGTTTATATTTAAAATCAACACAATCTCTTGCTTTTTTAATTGGTTTTTCTGAGTTTGTAACTGTTGCATCTGACCATTTATATTTACCGCCATTACTTAAATTAGACTCAAGTGTTTTTATATATCTTTCAGAATCTTCTTTTGAAAATACATTTTTATATAAATTTATACCTAGTTGTGGATTTTCAACTATAATATTATCTCCTATAGTTTTTGTTGAATATCTATTTGTTGATGTTTCTGATCTGTCTTTAGTGAACCATGGTATTTGGTTTTCATCTTCATATATCATATAAAATTTCCTATTCCCTTTTATTATATTGTATCACAAATCAATGTTAGTAAATATAGTAAGGAATATTTATTTTATTTAATTATTCCTTACTATATTTTTATTTATATATTATTGATATCTAAATCCAGCAAAGGCTGGGAAGAATGGTGGGAAGAACGGGAAGAATGGTGGGAAGAACGGGAAGAACGGTGGGAAGAACGGGAAGAACGGTGGGAAGAACGGGAAGAACGGGAAGAATGGTGGGAAAAATGGGAAAAATGGCGGGAAGAATGGGAAGAATGGTGGGAAAAATGGAAAGAATGGTGGAAAGAATGGTGGAAAGAATGGAGGGGTAGTTACACTGCTTGATGCATTTGAGGTTCCTGAGTTACCATTATCGTTAGTTGCATAAACTGTATAAGTTTGTGAAGTATTTGCTTCTTGAGTAACATTAACACTTGTTGTTCCTGAACCTACTGTAGCGCCTTTTCCATCAGAAGATGCCCAAGTATATCCAGTAATTGCTTTGCCACCAGTTGCAGGGGCTGTCCAAGAAACAGCATCACTTAACGCTGAAGTTGTTACAGTTGGTGCAGAAGGTGTTGCTGGTACTGTAGTTGCTGTAATAGAGTTAGAAGCAGGTGAATCAAGTGATGAACCTGATAAGTTATTTCCTTTAACGGTAAATGTATATGCTGTATCAGATTGTAATCCTTCAACAGTTATTGGAGATGATGCTCCAGTTGCTGTGTAATCTCCTGGTGATGATGTAACTGTAAAAGATGTTGCAGGTGCTCCTGCTCCTTCGGTAAAGGTTACGGTGGCAGCACCATTGTTAAATGCACGAGATGTTCCCACATCAGTTGCTGTTCCAATTGTTGGGATGCCAGGAGCACCCTTCGCAGAGGAACTAATGGTACCCAGAATATCTGTTGCCATTAACCTACCCTTTCCGTTCTTTAATTAAACTAACTAATATCTCCTACAACGTACCAAACATCTGAACCTTCATATACGCATGTTGCTGAAGAATACTGAGCACGAAGTTTTGGAGCAGTAGCGGTTGCGCCAGTGCTTCTAATAGTAACTCCAGAGCCTTGTGCAAAAGTAACTTGGCCTGCACCTTTTTGAAGAACAGTTATCTGTGATCCAGTTGCGTAAGCAACATCACCTGATGGTGGAACAGTAACTGTAATTGCTGAAGCATTAGAGGCTGTTACAACTTTTCCAGCATCACCCAAAACAAGTGTGTATGTTGTTCCAGTTTGAGCATTAAGTCCTAAATTAATTTTAGGTGCTGTTAAAGTTTTGTTTGTTAAGGTTTCTGCTACATCTTTTAACAATGTACCGTTTAGATAAAGTGATTTTCCAGATGCCAAATTAATATGCTCGGAAGATGTCCAAGCGTCTGTAGCGTCAACCCAGTTAAAGGTTTTATCAGTTGCGCCTTTAAGTGTAATACCACCGCCATCTGCTGTTGTGTCAGTTGGTGATGTTACATCTCCAAGGACTATATTCTTGTCTTCAACAACTAAATTAGTTGTGTTAATGTTTGTTGTAGTTCCACTTACAGTCAAATCTCCACTAAGTGTTAAATTTGCTGCAGATACTGTTCCTGTAAATGTTGGATCTGCTAGAGGTGCTTTGGCAGCAAGATCTGTAGTTAATCCAGAAATTTTAGACTGAGCAATTGCTGCAGAGGCATTAATATCTCCATCAACAATAGTTCCATCAGCAATCATTGTGCTTGTAACTGTTCCAGTGTCTCCAATGGTAACAAAGTTAGAATCTGAAAGGGCAGTATTAAATTCGGCTGTTGTTCCGCTTACAGTATTTGTTGCTAAAGAAATAGATTTGTTAGAAAATGTATTTGTTGATGTTGCGCTAACTGTAATATCAGTTGTAAAAGCAATTGTTCCTGAAGCATCTGGAATTGTAATGGTTCTGTCAGCAGTTGGATCGGTAACAGTTAATGTGGTTTCAAAATCATTTGGTGTAGAACCTTCAAGAACAATGCTTCCATCGGTAATTTGTAGATTGCTTACTAGTGGACTTGTTAGTGTTTTGTTAGTAAGGGTTTGTGTAGCAGTATCGACAACAAGTGTTCCTGCTGCATCAGGAAATGAGATAGTTATATCAGAGGTTGGATTTCCTGCACCAAGAGTAAGTTCATAATCATCTGCAGTACTGCCCTCAAAAACAACTGATGTAGTAAGTACTCCAACAGCAGTAATATCTGAAAGGTTTCCAGTAGTAATTACTGTACCGCTAACGTCTGGAAGAGTAATGGTACGATCTGCAGTTGGGTCTTGTGCTTGAACAGTAGTTTCAAATTCATTTGGTGTTGTACCCTCAAGTATAATTTGACCAGAGAATATTCCAGTAGCGGTAATATCTGAAAGATTTCCAGTTGTAATTACTGTACCGCTAGCATTTGGGAAAGTAATTTCACGATCTTCTGTTGGATTGCCTGCTGAAAGAGTAAGTTCATAATCATCCGCTGTGGCACCTTCCATTTTAATTGTTGAACTAAATACACCAATATCTGTAATGTCTGAAAGGTTTCCAGTTGTAATTATTGTGCCATTAACATTTGGAATAGTGATTACACGATCAGCGGTTGGGTCTGTTACTTGTAAAGTGGTTTCGAAATCATTTGCAGTAGATCCTTCAAAAATAATTGAACTATCTGAAAGTGTAAGTCCTGAAATTGTTGGGCTTGTAAATGTTTTGTTTGTAAGGGTTTCATTTGTATCACGAAGAACAACATATCCACTAGCGTTTGGAAGGGTAATTGTACGATCTTCTGTTGGATCGTCTATTGCTAAAGTAGTCTCAAAATCATTTGCTGTAGGACCTTCAAAAACAATTCCTGTTGTAGCATTAATTGTTGTGCTATTAATAGTAGTAGTTGTACCACTTACAGTTAGGTTTCCTGATACAGTAACATTTCCGCTACCGTCAGCCAAAACAACTGTACCATTTGCGTTTGGAAGAGTAATAGTACGATCTTCTGTTGGATCTGTTACCACAAGTGTGGTTTCATGAGCGTCGGCAGTAGCGCCTTCAAAAACAACACCAGTTGTTGTTAAGAGATTGACATTTGCATCAAGTGCAGCAACGCCATTGGCTACACCTTTTTGTGTTACTGCAATATAATCTGCAGAGTTAAATCCTGTATCTGTTGCGTCTAAAAAGTATGTTAAATCGTCCCAATGGTTTGTTCCATCACCGATTTTAAATTTATTTGTATCTGATTCCCACCCAATTTCTCCAGCATTTAATATTGGATCTGCTGCTGTCCATTGCGCTGCTGTTCCTTTGCGTTGTTGCATTCTGGTGGCCATTTGTTACTCCTTTGGTGTATAGTATATATTATAACAGATTATTAATTAAAATTATCTGTTGCCGTTCCGCCAACCCATGTATATTCCCATGAGTTAGTATTGTAAAACCCAGCATCTACAAGAACTCCTGGTTCGTTGTATGCTCCACCGCTAACAAAAGTACTTACTATTAATCCACTACCATCAATTGAAGTATCGTGGATATGGTCTTGAAGTCTTTCTGCATCTTCAAGTGTTGCAATTGCAACCCATTGAGAATTGTAGTAAACATGAATACGCTCTGTTAATGTGTCAAACCACAGTTTTCCATTAGTTGGAGAAGCAGGTGGTGTACTACCAACAGGAATTGATACGGCTCCTGCTACTGAATCTACATAAAGTTTTGTTGTTGCATGTGTATTTTGAGTAGGAGTGGCAACTGTAACAGTTCCTCCAAAAGTACCGCCTTCGGCTACTGCAATGCCGTGCTTTACTCTAAAGTCCTTATTTACGGTTGCCACTTCCGACCTCTATTTCTATTTATGCTTCGATATAAGTTTTGCTTACTTTAACAGCAGTATCTGCTGATGCACCAGTTACCTGAAGGAGAACGTTTCCACCGCTGTAAACAGCGTTAGTTGTTCCTAGTTCAGCATTGCTGATTACATCTGCATACTCTGTTAAGTAAACGTTATTTAATCCATCTACAGTAACCAAAACTTCAATTACTTCAATATCAGTACCTTTTTTCATCTGTACGATATATTTAGCACTTGAGTATGTAGTTGCTGACCATGTATCAATTGTTGTTGCTGAAGTTGAAGCGGTAGCAAGAGCAGATCCAAGAAGAACATCTGGAAGAGCAATGCTTGTCGCTGCTGCTGCACCAAGGGTTGGTGTAGTAAAGGTTGGACTATTAGTAAATGCTACTGTTCCAGAGCCTGCTTCATCGGTTAATGCTGATGCAAGGTTTGCAGAAGATGGAGTTTCAAGGAATGTTGCAATTCCTGCTCCAAGTGATGTTATTCCAGTACCACCGTTAGCAACAGGAAGTGTTCCTGTAACGCTAGAAGTTAGGGAAACATTTGTAATAGTGTTTGCTGAACCACTAATTGACTTGTTTGTAAGTGTCTGAGTTCCATCGTTTGTTGTTACAGTTGAATCAATATCAAGAGTGTTTCCAGTCTTGTCTAATCCTGTACCCGCAACAATTTGTCCCAAACCAGTAAACTGAGTAAAGGTAAGCGCTGTGGTGCCAATTGTAATTGAACCATTGTTAGTTAATGTATAACCTTGATCAGCGTTTACAGTTCCTTCTTCTACGAATACCGCAAAATTTGAAGTAAGTTCAGCACCTGCATCTGCATCAGTTGAACGATCTGGAGCACCAGATGCCTTAACTACATAGATACCATTTTCTGAACCAGTTGACTGATTCTTAACAAGAACACGGTCACCTGTAGCAAGAGTTACTCCGTCAAGAGTATCTCCATTTTCTAGATCAGATGCGAGTGTTACTGCTGCAGTTGTTGCTGCACGTACTGATGCTTTCCAATCAATACCCTGTGCTGCTGAGTCTACATAATTCTTTGTTGCTGCATCTGTTCCGTCAGTTGGTGTACCAAGACCTGTGATCTTGTTTGTGCCCATTGCAATTGAGCCAGTCATTGTACCGCCAGCAAGTGCTAGTTTGGCTGCAAGGTCTGTTGTAAGCCCTGAAATCTTTGACTGAGCAATTGCTGCTGCTGAGTTAATGTCAGCATCTACGATTGTATCGTTAGCAATCTTTGCTGAGGTTACTGCACCGTCTGCAATTTTTGCTGTTTCTACAGAATCTGCAGCAAGTTTACCAGCAGTTACGTTAGCATCTGTAATTTTTGCTGTAGTTACTGCGCCATCTGCAAGTTTGCCAGTGGTTACGTTTAGGTCTGCAATCTTTGCTGTGGTTACTGCAACATCTGCAATCTCTGCTGTATTTACAGCACTATCTGCAATCTTAGCATTTGTAACTGAGTTTGATGCAAGTTTTGCTTCTGTTACGTTAGCGTCTTTAATCTTTGCTGTTTCTACTGAGTCTGCAGC